GGAGCGGCAGTGCTTGAGTATTGTATTGATAAACGTGCCAGAAGTCTTGTTGAGGTTTCGAGCTTCAACGATTAACTTGGGAAGTTCATGTATGTGGTCCGATAAATACGACTTGGTAAACGACGGGGCATCTTTTTCAGTCCGTGGATAACTTAATTCTAGCTTATCAAAAGCTTTTGCTATAGACTGCGCCGCCCAGATTTCTACATCCATGCCCGTTAGTTTTCTAATACCTTGCAGTACACCTTTCTCGCGTTTGAGTAACTCGTCCCGTAATCGCTCTGCTTTGTCCAGATCAACACGAACCCCGCGCCAAGTCATATCGATTAGGCATGGCAGTAGTCTGGTTTCTAGGTCCACGATATCCGACACACCCTCAGATATGATTTTACTTTGAAAGAAGTTGTATAACTCCAGAGTAATCTCTGCATCGGCTTGGGCGTAGGGGCCGACAAACATGGCGGGCATCTTGTACATCTCTGACTTCGGGTCCAAACCAAAGGCTTGTGCGGCCTCATTAAGTAGTTTTTCTGACTTGGTTTTATCCAGATAGTCAAAGGCTAGAGCGTTTAGGCTGTAGCTGAACCTGTTTTCGTCTAGCAGAGATCCGATCAGCATGGTGTCACATATCTTACCCTTGAGATCAAAGCCCATACGCCTGATCCAACCCGCATCGTATTGTGCGTTGTGCATGATCTTATCGGCGGGGCACTCGAATACTTTCTTGAGCCAACGGTTGACGATCTTCTCGTCTAAATTACCGCCGCCATTGTGGCGAATTGGTATGTATCCTGACCATGTGTCGGTTGCTACTGCATAGCCTACAACTTCACCATCTCCAGTTGCCCATCCTGGTCCGTTTGATTTTATATGCGGATCTTTTGTTTCCACGTCTATGGCAATTCGTTTGGCATCCGTCAGATCGGGTAGATCATGCGGAGGAACCCACTCGCTTTTGGGAGCAAACATGTGCATTTGTAGGGGCATTACTTTTCTCCGCCAAGCGCAGCATAACCACAGATATCCACCCAACCGTCCATGTGGTTAGACTTCATCAGTCGAGCGCACTTCATTAGGATCATACAGACTGATACTTGCTCTACTGTTACCTCTGTTTTTAAAAAGACCGACCAGAGATCGGCTATGTCTTGGAAGTTTTCTTTAGCGTCGCCGTAGTCTTGCGCTCGGTCACCGTTAATTAGTTTTTCTGCTTGCCTCAATATTTCGTCACGTTTCATTATTTTTTTCCTCTGGGTAGTATACTAGGTAGAAAGAGTTACAGTGGGGACAACTGAGGTTTGTTTCCATTACATAATCCTCAGAATCTTCACAGTCGTGATCTCCTCCCCATATTAATTCAGTTTTGCAGTGCCAACATTTCATAAGTCATAACTCCTGTGTGCATCTTCTGGTTCTACGATATACAAGTTTTTACGAGTTCGGGTTACCCCCACATAAAAAACTCTGTGCATATCGTCTGGGTTTATCTGCATCGCTGCGTCTGCGGCTGTAGATAAATCTGTGTAAAGCACGACATTGTCGGCCTCTCCGCCCTTCGATCCGTGGATCGTGGACACTGTTATACGGGGGATGCCATTGAACTTTTCTCCGCGTCGCAGCAAAGATGTAAGGTAGGCTCTATCTTTATCGGGTATTTTATCCAAGGCTTCGGACCAGATCATTTCTTCCTCGACTGCCAACCCGTGGTGGATCTGTAACTCAGCCAAGCTTACCATATCATTATCTTCAAGAGCGGGTAGCTTTTTAAATCCACGAGTAATCCGTTTACCTACGGACATAAAACTATAGATGTTTCGGGCTGTCTTCCCTGTGATTGTTTTACCTTTTTGCAGGTCGGTCCACCCGTTGACGGCGTCACTTATCTTTTCACCAATGGACCGTGAGCCGCGATAGGTAAACAGGTATCCGTTTGAGCGTAGATCGGCAGAGACGGGCTGTAGTTGGTATCCCGCTTGCGCTAGTACAAGCCAACTGTCTTTAGACATGTCCAACTCATTTACATCTGTTATTCTAGCGTATCTACCCGTTTCGGTTCTTGGCTCATATTTCTTTGGGTATCTGTTTTTTATTCGATTAGATATACGTTCTGCTATGCCATGCACGACAGAGGGTATTCTATAGGACTTTGATAAGGTTTCTGAGGGGCCGTCGAGTTTTATGAAGTGATCTACATCTGCCCCCGCCCAACGGTAGATGGCTTGGTCATCGTCACCCGCGCAATACATTCGGTTGGTCTTTTGCTCTATCAGGTGGGCTATGTCCCACTGTAATGGGGATAAGTCTTGGGCCTCATCTAAAAAGCATAGATCAAACGGAGGGCAGAAACGGTGCCCGTCATCCACAAAGCTTTGCAGCATGTCCGTAAAATCATACAGACCTAGAGCGGTTTTGTATTCGTGTAGGCTCTTGGCAACAAAGTTAACTGTATTCCAATCGTCCTCCAAGGAGCTATGGTTGTATTCATCCCGCAGATCATTCTTTTTTATACGAGCTAAGTTAATCAGGCTGATGATCGGGTCATGCTTGTTGAGTACGTCGGATATATCATCGTCTATTGATACGCTCCCTGACACAAGGTTAATGCCGATAGCCAAGCTTAACTCCTTGTAATTCTCAGGCTGCATGATCTGTTCGGGCTTTATGTCAGAAAGTGTCAGTGCAAGACTGTGCAAAGTCCTGAAGTAAAACAAATCCTTCTTTGGATCTAACTTGAACCGTGCCGCTGCCCGCTCTTTGGCCTCCGCGGCTGCTTTACGAGTAAACGCCAAGAACGCAATGCTCAAAGGTGGAGTGCCCTCTTCAAGGGCCTTGTCCACCATATTAAGCAGAGTCGTGGTTTTTCCCGTCCCCGGTGGTCCGAATATTCTGAACATTATTCTTTTCCCTGTTATATATCTGTGACACGCGCTGCTTAGAGATGTTGAACCATCTAGCTACCGCAGTTGCTGTCATATGCTGCTCATCTATCATGCGAACGATTTCTCTGTTTCTCGTCCTTTTAAACTCGTCTATCAAAATGGTGCCTCGTTTCCAAATTTGGGTGGATCTATTTCCATATCGCCACTTTCATAAGAAGGTATATGCCATACCCTGACGGCTCGACCCTTGATCTTGAGGACCGTGGACTCGCCGTTAATGTCTCGTAGCCGTTGCGCTACCTTGTGGGACTTATACTCAAAGAACTTGTTCTTGCGTAAGAACGCCTCAAAGTCTTTCAGTCTGAAATATGTTAACTTGGACTCATCGTCTGTCCAAGGCTTGCGTAACAGGATTTCTTCTTTGTCTTGGGCGTTTTGTAGATAAGAACAGAACTCCTCAAGGTAATCATAGAACTGACCGCTGATACTGGCGTCTTGTGCCACCTCGACAATCGCGCTTTCGTTTTCTTTCATCTCCGTGAGCAGCGCACCGATGCGAGCCTCCCATTGCTGTTTTGCTACAGACCGTGGCATTATATTGAGTTGTTCCATGCACGACTTTTGAAAGGCGGGTTGGCTCATCAGAGCTTCGGTATCTAATTCCAACGGCTCTCCGTTTACATCTAGAAACCAGACGGGCGGAGAAGAGTTGTATTTTCGTAAGTTTGCAATCGGTACACCCGCAACCGCCGCACCTATCCCAAATTTCATGGTGCGGCAGAGGTCCTTGTTGCAGTGTGCATTTATCGGCGCGTCATTACACTTATAAGCATAGTCCTTGCGCTGAACCTGTTTGGCTACGACATTCACTTCATTTAAAGGTAGCGGTGGTTCAAAATATTCCATGTTATATTTTAATATTTCGTTTTCCCAACTGTCAGGGAAAGCTTTGCGTAAGAACACACCGACGTTAAACAGCCCGTTGTTGCGACCACCCTCTGATATTTTCATCTTTGCCAAGATTTTCAAACACGGAGGTCCGCCGTTAAAGTCTCCAATATCCGCAGAGCTTTCAACCTGTATCTTTGTGATCTGTTCGGGCGTCTGCTTGTGAGCCTCGTACAGTTCGATAAACTCTTCTAGGCTTGCAGAGGTCCCGTCATCCAGAAAGGCGTACCGTAGGCCCTCCTCTGCGTTGTAGTAGGGCAAGTTAAGGAAGTTCCCTACGTCGCCTCTATCTAGATGCAGCTTTACTTGCTTGGGAAAGATTTCACTGTCCCCATAGCCAAGTGCTGATGAAATACTTTGCAGCGACTTCTGCATATCTCTTGCTTCAACCCATTCGGATGAAAAGAGAAAGCAGTGTGCCCCGCCTGACTTTGATCGACACACGACCAAAGGTAATTTCAAACGCCTGATTTTTTCTATCAGAAGTTTATGGTCTAATGGGTATTGGTCTACATCGACACAGCCCCACTTACATTTGTTTTCAGCATTGATGGGAATGATGCCGACTGAACTGCCTTTACCAGACAGATGGCCCTCCCAGAGTTTCTTGGTCCGTGGTTCGCGAACTATCGCCGCTTTGCCTGTATTCTTACCGTTGGACTGCTTCTTCTCTACTTTGTAAGTACCATATGCTTCTTGTAAGCCATCAAAAATGGCTGAGAATTTTTCTACTGACATGGTTTACCTCAAAAGGTGGGCGACCCTAAAATAGGAGTATTAGAGCCGCCCTGTGAAACTTAGAACGGTATATCGTCGCCTTTTGCGGGCGCAGCATTATCGTCTTGATGTTTCACGACCACGTCACCAGTGGTAATACTTTCAAAGAAAGCTTTTGCGCGAGCGTACAATCCACCATCGGTCACAGGTCCTTCGCGGCTCATCTCCCAATTGTGCCACGATCCTTTACTGTTCTCTTCTTGAACAGTTTTAAGATGATATACTTGGCTAAAGCGAGGCGGCGTAAATGGACCGTTTGCTCCTTGCATTTGAACCGATGACATCATACTATTCCACTTCCGACTTTTCTTGAGGGCAGTGGACTTCATTGCAATCAACGCGGTTTCAGCAGAACCGTCTTCGCCTACTATAACGACAAAGTGTTGATGCGTTTCTTCGATATAAGAACCGTCTCCATTTACGACATAATCCTTATTATCGTCATCACTCCTTTTTACAGGAGGACATGCTTGTTGCGTATCAAATATAGCTAGGGGCGCTCCTGATCCAGAGCCTCGCGGTGCCCATTGAATAAATCGCCTTTGATAAGCGCAAGGTATTACACGGATACCCGTCTTACCTTTATAAACCTGACCAGACACAGTGTTATATAGATCACCGCGTTTAGCCTCTTCTAGTTCATCAAGTAGTGGATCCAGACCAGACAAGATCTTGAGAAACGGCAGTGCCAGATCCTCTTGGCTCATATCATTGATACCAGTTCCCGCATCCGCCTCAAACATAGACGGATCAAATTCAGCCATTTCTGACTTGTTTACTTTAGTTACAGCTTTACCCATTTTTCGCTCCTTTAATAACTGCACGTTGCCCTACATAGGCCCCAAATAAATCCATTGGAAATTCATCGCCCGCTTCAATTCTTTCACGGACAAAAGCTCTTAGTGTTTGAGAGTGAATACTGGTATCCTGTTGTGCAGAGTACCCTTCTTTCTCAGCAAGAGCTTTGAATGCTCCCGCCATATCGTCTTCCCCCCGACCAAAAGATACAGCCACATTATTCTTTATAATGTCATCATACCCATGATCTCTTAGCCAATCGTATGCTTTCTCCCGGTTAGCAACCAGGATCGATGCACC